ATAGAGCATTTCTTAGATTCTCCTGTGCTTCTCGTAGAGAAGTTTCAACTTGTTCTGATAGTGCCATTAGTCCTCTTCACAATGTTTTTCTACAATTTCCTGAATCACTTCACTAAACGCATTACGCAATTCATACTGAATGTCACTCCTATCTTTCTTCAATCTAGTTACTGTTATAGGTGGAAGATTAAGAGTAGCAGTTATCTCCCATAATCCAAGTTCTTTATTCTTGGTAGTTTTGATGTCAAGCATTTCTATGTTTACTGTTGTGTTTTCCATTGGTTTACGCTCCGTCTAGTTCACCTGCTTTTGCTTTTAGTTCCTCAATTCTGCGATGACCTGGAACCCAGAATCCATCACCAGTCATTTCATACCCTGCTGCGACCATTTCATCATAGGTCATTGGATTTTCTTCATTGTTTTTTTCATTATCAATGAAATTAGGGTCTTCAACCCTTCTCCAATCATCATTCTCGATAGGATTATCCCATCCTTTTGGAAGGAGATCTTCATAGATTTCTTCTCCTACACCTAGTTCAGTATAGTCTGGCCATTGTGTTGAATCAGTTAAGTAATCAGATTTTAATTCAAACCTTTCTCGATCAACATCATCAATCTTTATCCCTGAGTTGATACTAACAACTTTGTTTGTTCTATCAACACCTTCTAGCAAGTCAACTAGACTTTGTGCATCTCTAGCACAAATACGATGATAGTTAGCATTTCTTTTTGCTGCTAGTTTGATTGTATTGAAAATCTCTTCGGGTTCACATTCAGCACCTAAAGCATCTTCAATCATCTCTTCCAATACTCTGAGGGAATAACTTTTAATGTCTTCCTCTTTCATTCTGGTCTAATTTAATTGCTTGTTCCATAATACCTTGTATTTCCTTAGATGTCAAGTTGTTTAACCATTTCCAATTAGGATCATTCCTATCCCATTCACAAGTAAATGATCCATCATCATTTCTTTTTATGTTTAAGCTTTCGTTCTGCATTTCTAATCTTTTTTCTTACCATTTTTGCATATCTAATGTCATCCTTAGTGTACCAATCAGGATGTTCTTTTGCTCGTTTTAATAATTTTTTTGCTGCCTTCTTATCATTCATTGGATAGTCGGATTCGTAGGATGTTTAACTAAGTATTTATTCCCCTAGTAAATATCCTTTACCTTACCAGATACAGATGAACTTTGACCTCTTGGTTTTATTCTTGTCTTAAGTTTACGCTCGTGTTCCTGTAATTGAGCATTAACATCCATCATTTGATCCTGTAACCTATTAATCTTCTCATTCAATCCTTTTATATGTTCCTCAACCATATATGCTTCACCACTATATTCATCCTTAATTCTAATCTCAAATTTATCTTCTGGTGTTAATCTATCGTGATATGGATATAACCAATCTTCTATTTCAGCAACTACCCACCATATTGCCTCGTGGATATTGAACATAATTCCTTTAATCTTTTTAATTGCTCTCATTGTCCATCATCGCAAGTAATGTTTCATAAGGTATCCAAGCAGGTTCCTCATCTTTAAATTGTACTTCAACTTCAGTTATTATTCTTTGTAAGAATCTACTATAAGTTTCTCTTACATTCCTAACTGGACTCAATGGATTATTCATATCTAGGTATGCAATATTCATAGTATAATTATATTCCCAAACATTATAAAACCCCTCAACAGTATTGTCAAGGGGTCAGTGAATATTTGGTTTTAAATAGGGTTTACTTTAAGGTGGATGTGAATGAATTAACATATTATCCTAGAATAAGTTTTACAGTTTAATTAAACTAAAACCTCCTTACAGATACGTTTACAAGTTGATGCTGTGTCTTCGCAGTCAATTAAGCACTCGTAGTATTCTGCTAGTAAATCGCTATGTGGATCAAATGTTTGTTCTGATCCTGATAACTGATTGTGAGATATTAAGTTGTGCATAAAAAAACTCCGTAAACTACAAAAATAGAACACATAATATAGAAGTTTAGGACATCTTGTTTTCCTTAATTCTGTAGTTATTTAGTATAAATGTGTTCGTATCATCAAACACAATTTACAAAAATTTATGCCTACGAACTAATACCTACTTATAACTTACATCCTCACCCATAACATCAGGACATAGCATAGCACCTGCAAGTTCCTTTGCTTTATCATTCTTGTCACATAGTCTATTCATCCATACTCTCTCTTTTAAAGTGACTCTACCATCAGTAGAAATCATTCTACAGAGTATATCTGTTAGTTCTAATTGTTCTCTTTTAGTCACGTTGCCTCCAATCATCAGATCTTTCGTTATGAAACCAATCCACTACATCCTGTGGATCTCCGAAACCCCTACGGTGATTACTTGAATCGGGGTCTCCAATATTCAAGTTATTCAGAAAAGAATCAGTAGGATCTGTACTCATTCTTCTTGCAGTGTTGAGCATACCTCTTGCTGCTGTATTTGCTTTTGCTAATTTGTCTGCCCAGATCATATCTGACAGACTAACTTCTGTCCCTGAAGCAATATCTTTACATATTCCTTCCAACCTTAAACGGTATTGAGTGGATAGCATAAATGCACCTTATAGGTAAAATTATTTATCCTAATGAGTCAATAACTGTTGGTAGTATAGCATACTCTTTGCGTTGTATAGCTTTAGTTAATGATTCTACATCATCATCAGGTAATATAGGAACCTCACCTTGCATTATTATCTCTCCACCATCTAACTCTTCATTCACATAGTGGACAGTACATCCAGTGACAGTATCACCTGACTCCATTGCTTGCTCAACAGCGTGTAATCCCTTATACTTTGGTAGTAATGATGGATGCACGTTAATGATAGGACAAGGAAATGCAGATGGATTCTTTAATACTCTCATATAACCTGCTAGGATTATAAGATCAACACGATATGCCTCAAAGAGTTTGACCATTTGATCTTCATCCTTATGTGCAACTCTTACGTGCGGTATTCCATACTTTGCTGCTCTTGCAATAGCACCACACTTCTTTGTATTGTGTATCATCAATACAACTTCGTGATGATTACAATTAGGATTTGTAACTATATTCTGAAAGTTAGTTCCATTACCAGAACACATCACCCCTAGTCTCATTTCGTTTGCTCCGATAAGATTGCCTGTAACTTACCATCCTTAATAGTAATGTTTATTTGATGTTGTAGATCCTCATCAGTATCCATAAGTCTAATGTCTATTGCACCACCATTTCCATAATATGATACAATTAACCTATTAGATTTTATTTCCCACTTATCAGGATTCTTGCAATGTTTATATACAGGATTTGAATTTTTATCCTCATATCCTTTAATCCATTTCATAATACTGGATACTCCTCATTTCGTACAAACTCTGTCTTCATAGTCTCAAAATCCTTCATCAATCTCTGTACCTGTTTCTTATCAAGTCCAGCAAGTGATTCACAGTTCTCTAAACAACGATAGATACATTCCCTATCACTTATGGGTGGAGAAATCTCCCATCCCTGCTCATCATAATACTTCTTACCTTTAGTAACCTGTGCTTCAACGTGTCCAAGATCTTGATGTTCAGAAGGATTAGAATAATTATGTTTATTCATTGACTCCAATCTTCATATGGTGGTTCAGGTTCATCAACAAGATGCTTAAAGTGTTCAGTATCAAAGTATGAAGGTGGTAATTGTTTAACATCATCATAAGCACCTTCTAATCTTTTCTTATGTTCTCTTTCATCTAATACTTCATTGATAAGGATCTTTAATTCCTTAACCATCTCTGGAGTATGACATCTTCTTGGTGTAATCACAGCACGAGGAAGAATTGGTTCCCCATTTTCATCGTGTGGATATATGTTATCAGTACATCCCTTGATTGAAGGGCCACTTAACCCTTGTGTATCAATCTTATCCATAATTGATTATCTCCACTTTGAATAGTATTCTCCTAATGTTCCACTCATTAATGTTTCACTAATCTCACCTGCTGGAGTTGTAACTGTAGGAGTTATAGCATCATTCTTCTTACCAAACTTTAATGGTTGGATATGAGGATTAGGCATTTCCTTGACCATATCAATTACACAATCTCTCAATTCCATCATCTCATCATAACAATGTTGATTGTAGGCACAACCACGAAGTTTACTGTCTGGTTTATAAAGTGACTCTAATAATAAAGTCTTACCTCTATCCCACTTGTCCTTTTTAGTCTCTTCACTCATAAGAACTTCTCCAACGATCCTTTTTTCTTGAGTTTCTTCTCAATAGAAATTTGTTTCTTTATGTATGAAACTGCTTCACTATGGTTTCTTGCTATGTGCATCTGCTCACCATTGTGAATAATACATAACTTCTTCTTACTTCCCATAACAGGAATTGCTGCCCAAGATCCATCTTTAGTTACATATCCTTCAGGTTGTCCACCATCAGGATCAAGTATGTCTCTATTAGGACAAGTATAGAATTTACGATAATCTGAAGGTACTCTACTCACCTGCAATCTCTCCTATCTCAAATATACTATAAGGTACGAAACCTGCATCTATAATAGCATCTTCTCCACCCTCTTGTCTATCTACGATGGATACAATGTTTCTTACCTCATACCCTGCTTCAACCACCTTCTTTGCTGCTTTAATAGCAGATCCACCTGTGGTAATAACATCCTCCAAAATTGTAATTCTAGACCCTTCTGGGGGCATACAACCCTCAATCCAAGCAGCAGTGCCGTGTCCCTTTGGTTCTTTTCTTATGATAAGAGAATCTAGTTCACGACCTTCCATCCAAGCGTGTAAAGCAACACCAACAACTAATGGATCAGCACCCAATGTAAGTCCTGCAACTGCTACAGACTCCTTTTCAACATACTGTAACATCAATGGACTGAATAAGGATAATCCCTCTCCACTTAATGTAACTGGTTTACAGTTTACATAATGTGGACTCTTCTTACCCGATGA